CGCTCTTTGAGTGAAACGTTTGAAAAATGTAGATATAGCCGCGAAAAGATGCTTAAGCTCGTTACTGCCTTTTGTGATGCTTATTTAATTGACCAAAAGCAAAGACCCTTAAAACTAAGACCCTTACAAAAGACTATTATATCATATGCTTTAACTCATCCCGAAAATGGCAAACAACGTAAATTAGCCATCTTAGCTCCACGAGGCAGTGGTAAATCATATGCCCTAGCTATTGCGGCTACTATATATATGTTTTTTAATAGATTTAGAGACTTAGTATTTATTCTCGCACCTAGCGAAGACCAAGCCTCATTAATCTTTGGATATGTTTATAGAAACTTTAAGGATAATAAATTTTTAGATTCCTTAGTAGATAATTATAAATTTCACAATAAGCCCCATATACGCATGAAGGGGGGCACAATGTTGCGTAGAGCTCCATTGGCGCCTAGTAATCAAGGACAGGCTATACGAGGCCAACACCCTACATTCTGTATCGTCGATGAGTCTCCGCTCATTGATGACCACCTTTTTGTTGATAATGTAGAGCCAGCTATTGTATCTAATAAAGCTCCCTTTATTAATCTAGGAACTCCCAAGAGTAAAGAGAACCATATGTGGCGTTATTTATATGATGACGCTTATGCTGAGGCTTATGAAAGATTAGTATTTACATGGAGAGATGCCATTGAGCAAGGTGACGCTTATTCTGCTCCTTATACAGAAGAAGATATGTTAGAGAAAATGATGGAGTGGGGAGAAGACTCTATATACTGGAGAACAGAATATGAGTGTGAATTTGTAGAGAGTGTGTCTCAAATCTTTAATTCAGGACGACTAAAAGATTGTTTTGATGACTACAAGATATTAACGCGTGATGAAATAGAAAGTGGTATAGATATACCCCCCCAAGTCGTAGTAGGAGTAGATATAGGAAAATCTGTTAACTCCACAGTCATATCTGCATGGGCAGTCGAGAAGTCAGATGGTAAAGATAGTATTGGAAATTTAGCTCGTTTAGCTTATATTGAAGAAATAAACCCCAGAACCGGTGGACACGATATACCTTATCAACGACAACGCATTATGGAGATATCTAATCAAATGAATGCTCAAAAACTTATATTAGATGCAACAGGCATAGGAGGAGCCATCGAACAAGATTTAAGATTAGCATGTATTAGTTCAACCCCTCAAATTCATTTTATACCTTTCATCTTTACAGGAGGACCTCGAGGAACTAAGACTCAAGTATATAGAGATTATGTGTCCTTTGTTCAACAGGGGATAGTTAAAATACCCAATCCCAAACTTCAACCGCCCGAATATGCTAAATTAATTAATAAATGGTTAAGAGAACATATAGAACTAGAATATGTTATGGATGCTGCTAATAAAACAGAACGCATAGCTGCGCCCGATGGTAAGCATGATGATTATTGTGATAGTTCTGTGATAGGAATACATGCAGCCCTTTCTATGTTACCCGGTTCAGGAGTATTCGCTTCTTCCAAATTAAACAGAACTCCGAGGGCCACCAATGGGGTCCAAGGAAGTTATTCCCAACAGGGTCTTTTTACCACGCGGCCCAGAAAAGTTAGATTAAATAAGCTTGCCCCCCTTCGTTTGTAACAAAAGCTTTATATACTATATATTATTATAAAATAGATAGCCATGTCATTCATAGATAACGTGAGACGTCGATTCGCGACCATTGGGCGCAATCCTCCAGTTAAAGAAGACGAGCCTCGTAACTTCGGTGAAGGGGTCATTAGGAGGTTAAAACTTTCTAACCAATTCCGTGGAGGAGATAAGTTTTACGAAGAGCATCTAGGCCAGCCCAGAATGTATATGAACATATATCTTTCGGACCCTATTATAAGGACTCTAATTGATTTACCTTGTTTTTATGCAATTAAGGACGGATATGACATTGTTACAGAAGACGAAAGCCTCAGAGACCAGATAGAGGGTATGTTCAAAGATATAAATATTAAGCAAACTTTATATACATGGTTGAGGAACGCTCGTATCTTTGGAACAGGATATCTAGAATTTACTGGTGGATTTCCTAAATGGAACGATTCGGCTAATCTTGTTCTAAGGTCTAGTCAGAATATGTTTGTTCAAAGGAACGAACACGGGCAAATATTATATTATTATCAAGATTTAGGTTCGGACCAAGATTCTATAAGGTTTGAAGAAGACGAAATAATAGAATTAAAGAATAATGTGTTTGACGATTATGCATATGGGCTTTCAGATATACACCCTATTATATATTTAGTTGACCTTAAAGATTATGCAGAAAGAGATATAGGTGCAGCTTTAAACAAATATGCTACTTCAAGATTTGATATATCTTGTGGTCTTCCGGATATGCCATATGGCCCTGATAAGATTAATGAGATAGTTAATGCTTTTAATAGTTTAGAACCCGGTGAAGATATCATTCATGGTAATGATATAGAGATTAAAGAATTAGAAGGAAGTAGCCGTGCATTTGAATATGGTAAATATACAGATGACATTTTAGCTAAAATACACATGGCACTTAAGGTCCCTATGACTATGTGGACAGACCCAGAGAGAGCACGACCTATTTTTGAACCCTATGTACAATATTTACAATCAATGGTAGAGGCAGCTATAAATTCACAGTTGATGCCTCAATTGGTAGACAAAGAGGGTGACGACCCTGCTATGATTAAGTTTAGACAAATTAATATTAATGACGCCTTTACAAAAGCTAAGACAGATATGATTTATATGTCTGAGGGAGTATTAGCTCCCGGTGAAGTAAGAGAGGAAAGGGGATTAGACCCCGAAGGAATAGTAGAACTGGAGATGGTAAAGGATTCTGTAGTTAAACAAGCTGGAGCTAGCGACAAGAACGCAAATATATCCGGTGGTAAAAATACAGATAAGAAGGAAGAAGGTGCCCGAGCACAGAATAGAGGAAACAAACCCTCCGCAAACATAACAGGTAAAAGAGCATGAAATACGACCAATGTGTAAAAACTGTATCTAAAACTCTTGATAAACGTGGTTTTGATAACCACCAAGAGTTGTCAGCAAACATGTGTAGCATGTGGGCTGATGAGAATGGCGTTGAGCGGGAATTCGGTAGGTCTACCTCCGCAGAGCCAGTAAGACGCTCTTTTGCTTTATCAATAGGCGAAGAGTCTGATATTACATTTACCAGCGATGAGGGAATAGACACAGTGACATTCCCCGTAATCGCTATAACCTCCGGACCTCATACTTATGAGGATGATGAGGTTGAACAAAAGGTTTATATAGAACCTTCGATATTAAAAGATAATATAGAAGCTTTTAAGGAGCTTCCAATATATATGAACCATCAAAGAACGCCAGAGGATTTAATCGGCATGGCTACTGAGCCCTCAGTGTTCAAGATGGATAATGGAAAGACAGCAGTGAAGATGTTGGCGACAATCTCCAACAAGTATGCAAATGGACAGGAAGTAATGGATAAAGTCAAAGACGGGAACATGACTCACGTCAGTATTGATTGGTTTTCCAACGATATAGATGTGATGGGTGACACTTATGCCACCAACATACGTCCCACAGAGGTTAGTTTCATTGACAATGAAAAAATGAAACCCGTCTGCAAGGAATGTACTATAGAAACGGAATGTGAATTACATGCAACTGAGAACGACCACGACTGTGGTTGTGGTGGTGACAAAGGTGCGTGTGAATGTAAGCAAGATGGGACAACAGAGGTTGAAACAATGGCTGAAGAAGAAAACAAAAAATCCGATGCTGAGAACATTGTCGAGCGCGAGTTCGCTAGTCTTCGAACACAACTAGAAGAGATGCAAGCTTCCAAAACGGAAATCGAAACACAGTATAGTGATGCTTTAGAACAAATTGAAGCATTTAAACTTGCTGAGGTAGAGAGAACCGAGAAAGAAGCAGAGGAAAGGAAAGTCCATACAATTGAGACTATCATTTCCAAGCAAATACTTTTGGGCCACGTAGAAGAAGAAAAGAAGAACGAGCGTATTGAGGAGCTCTCTGCATGGGATGAGAACAAGCTGACTGGATTCAGCGAAGCTCTCGCTGCTATGCCTGAACCTGTTGAGGTCGAGCGCACTTTCGGAAAGGGTAAATCCAACGAAGGTGAGCTGCCAAAGACAGAAAGGGAATTTGCAGTAGAGATGGATAAAAAAGGAAGAATCGTCCTTAATAAGGAGGTTCTTTTAAAGAACTAAGGAGTAGTAAAATATGGCAACAGAAATATTAGTAAATGATGGTGGAGCGCCAGCGCGCATCCTACCATTTACCGCTGCTTCAGGCACAAACTTATCTGGTGGAAGATTTGTAACCATGGACGACCAAGCTGAAATTAATCACGCTGACACTGCCTCAACCACATCATTGGGTGTTTTACTCACTGACGCAGGTTCGGGACAGAACGCAAGCGTAATTACTGGAAAAGGAGTAGTACTCAATGTTCCAGTTTCAGGTACGGTTGTTGCGGGTACAGCTTTAACAATAGCAAGTGGAGCAGGAGTTGGAGCAGGATATTGTATAAGTGGTACAGTCGCACTAGTCGCAACAGGCGGCGCAGTCGGCGTATACTTGGACAGTACCGACAATTCCGCAGGTCCAAATCTAAGGAAGGTACTTACACTTTAAGGAGATGAAATATGGTAACAGCACAAACAGGCTTACTTACTTCACTGAACACCGGCGCCGCTGATGGCGGACTCGGTGAGAGAGTACTCATAGATTATAAAGACGCTATAATGGATTACAAGGTCACTGACCTTCCAGCATTAGACTTCTTTATGGAACCAATGCGCACTGAAACAGGTGGTAACATCGACATTACGTTCGGTAGACCTAGCATGAAGCTAGAACAAATTAACGAAGGAAACACTCCTCAATATCAACACA